CAGAGGCGGTCGAACTCCGCCTTCGCAAAATAAGCGGAAGCCTGGCGAAGGATATCGTTACTGCGGCGCAGTTCACGATTTTCACGTTCCAGCTCTTTCAGACGCTGACGTTCAGCGCTGGTGAGCCCACCATCACCGCCCCCGGTATCCCGCTCATGCTGGCGAACCCAGACACGCAGAGTCTCCGGCGTACAGCCAATCTTTGGGGCAATGGAACAAATTGCCGCCCACTGTGAGTCATATTCATCCTGACTTTCCAGAACCATACGAATCGCCCGCTGACGGACTTCGGGGGAAAAACGAGTATTTTTAGTCATCCTGTTTACCTCTTTCTCAGGGAGTTTAGTCTCCAGGATTTCCGGGGCGGTTCACCCTGCTCGGTGGTTGCTGTCATTACCTGTGGACCCTGACCAGTCGGGAACGCCAGTTTGCCGTACATCAGCTCAACAGAACCATCAGCCCAGAACAGGTTAGCAGGTGCTGCGTTCTTGTTGAGAATGGTGATTGCTGCTGATGCTGCCGGTTTGGCATCGACGTTTGCATATGGACGACTCGCAACATCGGTATTTTCAACAGGGAGAATCTTTGGAGAGATTGTTACGGTAGTTCCGCTAACAGCCAGAACACGGAATACCTGCGGTTGCCCGGTGGTATCTTTTGTGATCTGGTGTACGGAATTCACACCGGCAATGGTGAACGCATCACCAACCTGCAAGCCAGATGCAGATACCGTAATAGTCCCCTGTCGGTTATCAACTGGCATACCATTTGAATCTTTCGCTTCAACCTTGTGTTCAGGTTGGCCTGATACTGTCAAGGATTCAGCGCTTCCTTTCGGTAATCGACCAGAAATATCGGTCTTGTAGCTATCAAAGGAAGCAACCGGAGGGATCTGCGCTTTTTCGTATGCTGTCAGGGTTGCGCCCTGAGCGTAGGCACGGTGACCAAGCTCGCCAGCAAGGTCTTTGTAGTTGAAGGGGTTCCAGAAAGAGCGACGGTTGATACCCTGCGGTACACCAATCGCCGTCATGGTGGCATCAATACCTGCCGCACAGTTCCACAAATCACGGCCCTGTGAACCTGTGGTTGAGTCAGCCATCGTGATCACGTTAGTAGCACGCTGCGTGACCATGGAAATCAGGTCAGAGTCAATCTGTGCAGCAAGGCGCATACCTGCGGCTCGACCAGCTTCAGTTTTATGTTCCGGGTCACGCATTTCACGCGCATCCAGAGTGTACAGAATGTTTTTCGGCTCCTTGAACACAGAAGGAACAAGGCGCTGAACCAGTGCTGTTGGCGTTTTGCCGCTGAGGTCTAGGCCTTCCTCAATATTCATGTGGTAATGCTGCGGACGATACAGAACATCACCTGCTCGCTGCATTGCTGTATCACCGGGACGGAATTTTTTAGCGTTACGGGAAACTACGCAGGCGGCCTCAAAGCCTTCAACGTAGTTTTCGAACATGATTTCAAGGTCTTTTGCTAATTGGTTAGCCATGCTTAATGCTCCGATAGGTTATTTTTTTTGCCTTTTTAGCGGCGAAATACGGCGTCCAGTCACCAGTTTCCAGCGCCTTGGCTTTCAATTTGCCGAGGTTGTTGATTACTGCGCCGTTGCTCCCCTTAACTGTCGGGGTTGTGGCTGCCGTGGTTTTTGCTTTTGGCATGATTCTGGCCTTCGATTCGATACGTTCCAGCAGACGACCAATTGCTACGGGGTTGGTAGCTTCTGCCAGTTGCTTGCGCAGTTCAGCGTTGCGACCGAGTGCCAGAACAACGATTTCCGGCTTCTCTGACTCAAACAGGATCGCGTTTTGTGTCTCGATGGGGATTTCCTCGAGTACGGCCTGTTCTGCTTCCTGATAGCCAGGAACTTTGAGAGCCTTAACACGTTGCTGATATTTGGATAATCGCTCTTGATAGGCAGCCTGAAGCTCCTGCTCCTTCTGCTTGCGAGCCATCTCCTGTTGCTGGTACTTGCCGTTATCCTCTGCCCACTTAGCCATGCGTTGCTGGTAGATTTCTTCATCGAAACCGATGTCCTCATCATCCAGTTTTGGCATTCGCGGTGGTTGAGTGATTACCGGCTGCTGCTCGACGGGTTTCTGAGACTGACGCATCAGCTCTTTCAGCTCGCGGTCTTTCTCTTTAATCGTCTTGCGCAGGTGTTTTACCAGTCCATGCTCTGCGCCATCTTCGCTGGTTGGCGAATCCAGCTTTTCGTCACCAAAGTAGAATTCCTGTTCTGATTCGTCGTCATCAGTTTCAGTAGCTTCCTCTGCATCATTGCCGGAGGACTCACTGCCATCTTCTGTTTCGACTTCTTCAGCCAGTTCGACATCATCAGGAATCTGCTCTGACGCGTCGGTTTCGATTTCAACTTCTGGTGTGTTTTCTGCCATCTGGTCCATTTGTTACCCCTGTTTACTCGATGTTCAGCCCATCGGAAGGCAATAGGGTGCCAGGCCTCATAAAGACAGCCATTGCACGTTATGGGTTAATTACTGCTGTGGTTGTTGCTGAGTTGGTTTTTGCAGGATACTGCTGATGTCCATGCGCTGCGCATGGCCCTGTGCCTGACTTTTCAGGACAAGCTCTGCATCAGCACGGGCATTGTCTCCTTGCTGTTGCTGGAACTGTCCTAGCAGTTTCAGAGCCTCGCGGATATCAGATTTCTGCTGGCTATCGGCAGATGCGAGGATTTTCACAACATTTGCCGCTGCAACCTGAGCATCAGTCTGTGCCTGGAATGCTTTAACCTGAATGGATGCCTGTTCGTTCTGCGCTTTCTGCAATTCAGCCTGACCAGCAAGAAGCTGACCTTGCGCAGCAACCATAGCCGGATCTGGCTGACTGGCCTGTTGTTGTTTCGCCTGCTCAACCATTTGCTGCTCTTCTGGCGTTCTCGGCTTGATAACTCCAGACAGAAGCAACTGATTGCGGTTGTATTCTTTAAGGTCGTCCATCCCTTCGCCGTCCATATTGTCGAGAATCATCGACGATACAAGGTCGTGCTTCGGCGTTCCTGGTGGGATAAGTGCCAGCATGGAAAGTAACGACTTAACCGTTGCGTCACGGCGAGTAGCGAACGACTGACCGACATCGACAGTCACTTCATAGTTACCCTGCGAAAGGTCGTTAAGCGCGATAACCTGCCCTGTCTGACGGTCAACCACTTCACCAGTCATCAGCGCCACGTCATCGCTGCCGTCCTCATTAACGATACGCATCGGCGTATCACTGCCATAGACTTCACGAGCCATAGAAAGCCACACGACGCCAGCGCGGCGCATGGATTTAGCCATATTGTCCATGTAGATATAGGACTGCGTGTCCATCCGGTTAAAGATGCTATCAACGGTATCGGTGGCGACGTTGCTCGGCATGTTCTCAAGCTGCGACGCACCTGTAATTTGCTGAATAGCCGTTCCGGTGTACTGCAATAGCCCGGCAAGAGCAGGAGGCATTTGTGTCGGAGGTGTATAACTGCTGACCTGAGCCTGCGCAGTAATATCTCCGTTTTTGTTTTTCAGACTGACCATCGGCAGGAACGCCGGGCGCTTTTTGTTGCGCTCCGCCCAATGAGTGGCGAGAGGACCAGGAATCATGTCAACATCAACTACAGGAATGCCATCACCGCCAGCCTGAGTAGCGTTATCTGCAATCATGGAAACCATCAGGTTCTCAAGACGCTGTGCATCCATCGCTTTTGCTGCGTGACCTTCGATTCGCTCCTGATTATCAACAAATGAGCGACGCCCATATACCGGGATGAGAGGAATATGTTCGCCCGGAATACGCTTCGGTTCTTCCAGCCATTCAGCGCCAGACAGAAGACCGCAATAAACTCGGCGTTTCTTCACTGTCCGCTCACCAATCAGTTCGAATGCGCCATCGGTCAGCTCGTCGACAATATCTTTGATTTGATCTTCATCATAGATTGCCGTTTCTCCGCTAACAGGGTTACGCCATGCTGTGAGCTTCACCTTCTCTATGCGAACTTCGTAGTAGCGTCCAACATAGATGGCATCGGGCGTTGACCAGTCATACTGAGTACCAGTGTCATCACGAGAAAGGCTTGCCGCGATGGAATCAGGGTATTCAGCTTCGAACGCTTTAGGCGTCATGGAGAACATTTCCATAGCCCACATAGCATCAGAGCGGTCATATTGCTTGCTGTCCTGATCGAAGAAGACGCATGTCGCTGGGTCGTAAACAGGGAGAAGGCTTATACGGCGTTGCTCGTTACTCGGATCCATTTCATCTTCGTAATCGGCACACATGCGGAAACAACCGAATCCGCCCGTTACAGCATCATCAAATGCGTTATCACACGCTTCACCACCGGATGTTTCCTGATAGTCAGCGCGGAATTTACCATTCATCTTTTCGGCTAACGCTTCCGATGCCTTATCGTCCTTCGGCCTGAATTTAACGCTGATGCGATTCTGTCGATACTCGCCAATGATGCGATCACATTCACGGGCAATCTTATTCAGTTCAAAGCGCGGGTAATGCTCAAACCTGCCTTCATCAAATGAGTAACCAGCGTTTGTGCTGCCTTCCCACTGTGCGCCGGATACCCGGACGAAACGTTGAGCCTCAATAATCTGCTCACGCATATCCTGCGTTGCTGACCAGGCATTATCAAAGTTGCACAGCACCTTGCGATGCCAGTCAGTCATCTTTTTTTCTGCCATATCAACCTACACCACAAGGAATTGAGTAACTGGAATAGTCGGGTTGCGCAGCCGACTCCGGGCAATGCATACACATCATCAGCGCATCAGCCAGGTTAGGAGATGGAATACCGAGCTTCTGCTTCATTTCGACCTTAGTCATTAGCTCAAGCTTCCCGTTGTTATTGAATTTGCGCTGAATCTGCGTCAGTTCTGCAAACAGCTTCTCCAGCATCTTCTCGCCTATCGCTTCTTTGTCGAAACTCAGCATGTCGTCGGGGTCTGCATACTCACCGTGAACAACCGCCCGATATGTCAGATACAGCCTATCAGCCAGTGCGTAATAGAATTGCGCTCGCTTATTGCGGAAAACATCGCCAATAGTGCGAACGTTGTCACCCTGTACGACTTCATCAGCCCATGCTCCGGCCTGATACGGCGCGTCTTCATCGAATGGCGATTCGCTGCCCTTGAACATCGTGGCGGTGATTTTCTTGCCGGAGAACGCTTCCGTTGTCTGTCTGCGTAGCCCTGCACCGACACCATCGCCATCCCACAGGTAATGATCAGCGCCGTCTTCAATCGCCAGCGAAGTAGCCCAGTCAGCACCCTCGTTGATGTCCATCAGCAGACCTTCGGCAATGCGCTTAACCACCGAACCGTGACGCGATGCATAACCTTTAGCATCCGGTCCTGTATCTGACGGGTCATGCGCAGAGACAACAGCGCCTTTCGCCTTCCATCCGAGTTTCTTGTGCGCATCGGTTGCGGCTTCAAGCCATTCACGTTTGATGATTGCCATATCACTTGCGCTCACTGGCTCACCAAGCCAGATGTGACGATACAGTGTCGGATTTCTGCGTTTGCACTCTTCCATCTCCAGACGGAGAACTTCAGGAAAGTGCGGGTTGTCGGTGTAGTTCACCGTCAGCAGGCAAATATCATCGGGAGGATTTACAACGAATCGCTGATAGGTATCGTCGAGGATGTTTTTCGGGTTAAAGCTCACCCATATTTCAGAGAACGGCTTACGGATGGTCGGTATCAGGATATCCCATGATTCCTTCGTTACCGCTTCCGCTTCTTCCACCCAGCAGATATCAATGCCTTCGAGCGATTTAATCTTAGTCGGGTTGTTTTTTATGCCGTAGAACATGAATTCAGCATTCGTTCCGAGATGACGAATCATTGAACGCTGAATTTCAAACTCGGCCGAATACCCTTCACGCTCGATGGTATCTTCAAGCAACCGGATTACCGAATCGCTGATACTGTTTTGCAGTTCACGAGCGCAGAGAATACGCACTGGCTGACGACGCGCCGCTTCAACAAGCAGCCTAGCAATTGCCCATGACTTACCGCTACCTCGACCGCCTTTGGCGACTTTGTAGCGATGCGCCTCAATGAACGGTTCAAAGATAGGATTAATCGAGGTCATTTTCCGAACAGAGTGCTCATCGGTGATGTTTCAATCTGGATTGCGCCGCCGTCTTTGCCGACAAGCTCATTAGTTACCTTGTCGCCATACTTACGGGGATTCATTCTGGCCAGCGCCCATTTGCGGGTATCAACGCGAAGTCTTGCCTTTGCCACCTCAGCAGCATCTGGAATCGCAGTGTCAGCAATTTCGAATATCTCTTCGAAAATAGAATCAGCTCGTGCCTCAGTTGCCTTCGCGTACTTGTCTCTAAATTCTTCATGCTCTGACAGCCAGCGAAATACAGTAGCCTTTGCTGGCATGCCGGGGCGCTTGCAAACCTTAACCAGACTTTCCCCGGAGGCAAGCAGCGCACAGATATCATCAGCCACCTCCGGCAGGTAATCCGAAGGGCGACCGACATTCTTTTTCTCAGTCGCCATATTGATTATTTCCCTTCTGCTTGCTTATCCCATTCATCGCGGAATTTGGATGGGTTGTCGAAACCTTGAGTTGCCATGTTTATGCTCCGGTGGTGAACAGGTCTAAAGCTTCCTTCGATTTACGCACCGCTTCGATAGTGCGGGTCGTGATATCCGAATTAGCGCCGCCTGACTGGAAGTGAATTTTGAATAACTCAAGCTTCAGCTCGTCAGTGCCAATGAACTGAAATGCTTCTTCTGCGGCTGCGTTCTGGTTCATGACCAGTTTGTAAATCTCTAACTGGAATTTCTGTTCTTCAGTCATGGGAATAATCTCTGCCATTGTTGGCTCCGTTTATCCGTTAAAAGGGATATCAGTTAAGTTATCCCGTGTAGGGTATAAGCCATTGTCGAGACCACTCATTGAATGGCCTCTGCAATAACCGATGTCTTTCCATCAGTCCGCCACCACAAAGAATCTTTTTTGCCATAAGGCTGGAGGTTCATCTTTCAGTGGCTGCCAGTGTTATTTCCCCACTTACTGGCTTGGGTTGTTTCGCTGTACTGCCGTTAATTGGTGAGTCCGGGGATTACGGTTTGCCCGTGCTGTTCAAGGCGTTCAATTCTCGCCAGTAGCTGAGGCTTCTTAATTTTTCCCCAGCGATTAAGCAGGCGGCCTGACATGCTGGCAACATCCTTCTCTTTCATGTACTCCAGCATTACGGCATTTCTCTCTTCTTCAAATTGACGATGACCAACCTGAAGCATGGCGTACATCCAGTTGAATGCGTTGATGTAAGCAATTTTGATACGCATTGCTTCTTTTTTGGTGTAGGACATAACCAAAAGCATCAACCCATCCTTGCGGAGACGGTAGAATTTTTGCGGCTTACCATTCTGTAACTCATTGTTTTTATAGCAAAGCTCAAAGTTGAGCTTTGTATCAAACTCAGGAGGGCAAGCTTCTATGGTTCGTTCAATGTCACGAACCACGTTCTTCGGCAGCTTTCCAAATGCTTTTGCCACCATAAAAGAATCTGTAACCGGATCGTTGTTTGCTACAAAAATTAGGTCTCTGAAATCTATATCGTTAACAACGGTTGGGTAGTTCATTGCGTCTTTACCTTTTAGAAAGATGAGCCTGTTCGCACAGAAAAGCCGTCCCCGAGATGGTCGCCACCATATACGGCAATTCTCAGGCTCAGCTTTCTGAAAGACTCGGGATTGTTACGCGCTGCGATGCGCGGTTTACTGCAGATGTAAAAAAGCCCCGCAAATGCGAGGCTAAATCCTGGTATTTGTAATGACTGGCTCTTATCTCAACGCAGCCCCTTACCGCGCGCCAGATGCTCAATATCAAGCATCAGCAATGAGATGTTTAATCTGGATTCACTCCAGAAGTGATCATCACCCTGTCTACAGAGCTAGATGTGAAGGATGATGAGTAAAATTATCGCTATCATCGAAGGCATTGCGTCCTGATGTATTCCTGCAGGTAGTTAACCTGCGCGGTTATCCTGTCGATTCCACTTCGGAGACGGTAATAATTGAGTTCAGCATCTGCTGTAAGTCTTGGGCTTTCTCCATCGCCCATGCTGCTGGCTCCGGTCGTTGACTTTGCACAGGTGGCGGCGACTTGCAGGCGCTTACGACCAGCAGAAACATCAGCACGGAGACTTTCGATAGTCGCGTTAGCATCAGCAAGCTCCTTTGTGTATCTGGCGTCAAGTTCTGCTACATCACGTTGACGCTTCTGCATATCAGCGATGATGGATATGGCTTTATCGCGCTGCTCTTTGTAGGTCATGGCGTTATCACGGTAATGATTAACAGCCCATGACAGGCAGACGATGATGCAGATAACCAGAGCGGAGATAATCGCGGTGACTCTGCTCATACCTCAATCTCTCTGACCGTTCCGCCTGCTTCTTTGAATTTTGAAATCAGACTGTCAGCCTTATGCTCGAACTGACCATAACCAGCTCCCGGCAATGAAGCCCAGATATTGCTGCAACGGTCGATTGCCTGACGGATATCACCGCGATCAATCATCGGCAAAGCGCCACGCTCTTTAATCTGTTGCAATGCCACAGCGTCCTGGCTTTTCGGAGAGAAATCTTTCAGGCCAAGCTGCTTACGATAGGCATCCCACCAACGGGAAAGAAGCTGGTAACGGCCTGCAGCTGTTGATTTGAGTTTGGGGTTTAGCGTGACAAGTTTGCGAGGGTGATCTGAGTAATCAGTGAATAGCTCTCCGCCTACAATGACGTCATAACCATGATTTCTGGTTTTCTGACGTCCGTTATCAGTCCCCTCTGACCACGCCAGCATATCGAGGAACGCCTTACGTTGATTATTGATTTCCACCATCTTCTACTCCGGCTTTTTTAGCAGCGAAGCGTTTGATAAGCGAACCAATCGAGTCAGTACCGATGTAGCCAATGAACACGCTCGTTATATAAGCGAGATTGCTACTTAGTCCGGCGAAGTCGAGAAGGTCACGAATGAACCAGGCGATAATGGCACACATCGTTGCGTCGATTACTGTTTTTGTAAACGCACCGCCATTATATCTGCCGCGAAGGTACGCCATTGCAAACGCAAGGATTGCCCCGATGCCTTGTTCCTTTGCCGCGAGAATGGCGGCTAACAGGTCATGTTTTTCTGGCATCTTCATGTCTTACCCCCAATAAGGGGATTTGCTCTATTTAATTAGGAATAAGGTCGATTACTGATAGAACAAATCCAGGCTACTGTGTTTAGTAATCAGATTTGTTCGTGACCGATATGCACGGGCAAAACGGCAGGAGGTTGTTAGCGCAACCTCTTGCCACCCGCTTTCACGAAGCCAGCCATTGCGCTGGTTTTCTTTTATGCAAAGCACACCGCACCGTAGCCACAGCGGATAAGGTGATTATTTTTGTCTGTCTGGTATTTGGTTTGATGTGCTTTCAGAAAGGTCGTGATTAAAACGCAAAAAGCCCCGAGCTATTAACTCAGGGCTTTATTTAACGAGTGCATTTATCCATCGTTGATGTCAAATTTACCCAACTTTATTCAAAAAGTCAATATTATGCCGTTAATTTGTTGCCATCCGTGGCAATCATGCTGCTAACGTGTGACCGCATTCAAAATGTTGTCTGCGATTGACTCTTCTTTGTGGCATTGCACCACCAGAGCGTCATACAGCGGCTTAACAGTGCGTGACCAGGTGGGTTGGGTAAGGTTTGGGATTAGCATCGTCACAGCGCGATATGCTGCGCTTGCTGGCATCCTTGAATAGCCGACGCCTTTGCATCTTCCGCACTCTTTCTCGACAACTCTCCCCCACAGCTCTGTTTTTGATATATCAACCGCACGGCCTGTACCGTGGCAATCTCTGCATCTTGCGCCCGGCGTCGCGGCACTACGGCAATAATCCGCATAAGCGAATGTTGCGAGCACTTGCAGTACCTTTGCCTTAGTATTTCCTTCAAGCTTTGCCACACCACGGTATTTCCCCGATACCTTGTGTGCAAATTGCATCAGATAGTTGATAGCCTTTTGTTTGTCATTCTGGCTGAGTTCGTGCTTACCACAGAATGCAGCCATTCCGAATCCGGCTTGTGATTGCGCCATCCCCATAGCAGCCATCACATCAGTACCGGAAAGAGAGTCAGAAGCCGTAGCCCGTGGTGAGTCGCTCATCATCGGGCTTTTTGGCGAATGAAATTTAGCTACGCTTTCGAGTCTCATCGTCTTCCTCTCTTGCCCTGTTTGACCATCAGGACGCCGTTAACTATTACGTGACGTTCGCCTTTGCTGTCTCGGTTGTACTTGAGCACCGTTCCTCTTGCGCAGGAAAGCATCCTCGCCACTTCGGTCTGATTGCCTCGTGTCTGTATAAGAAGCTCTGGTATCGTTTGAATTGTGGCGTTCATACGTTCTCCAGTTCGGTGATTTTTATTCCAAGCCGTCCGCCTGGTACTTTCACACCACGAATTACGCGAATGTCATCGAATTGCTCGTCGTCTTCCGCAAATCCGGCGTGGATAAGGGAGTCGAGTAAACCTTTCAGGATGTTGTCGAGGTCGCGGCGGCGGGAGTCTGGAACGTCTGCGATGACTTTGATGCGGAGTCGTGATTTGGTGAAAATGTCTAACTTAAGTTGGCGGATGATTTGCTGAACGTCTTTTCGGTATTTCTGGCCTTTATCGCTGATGTAGTATTGGCTTCCCCGTCTTCGCCAGTAGGTGTTCAGCGACGGCGGGTATGGAAGCACAAACTGATATTCGTTCATGACTTAATCTTCCCCTCCTTCAGCAGTATCGCCTGCGTCCTGATAACGCCTTCGAGGTGGTAAAGTCTGGTGTCTTTGTTGTCGAGGTTATGGGTGCGTCGGTCGATTTCATCGTGACACGCGCTACAAGCCCATGCGCCGATCAGGTCGTCAGGCTTCATTCCCGTTCCGCAAATTCCAGCCATCCGGTAATGTGCCAGAACTGTAGTTTCAGGATTGCCATTGCATATGCCGTAAATACGTACCTGGCATTCTCTGCCGCGCGCTTCTTTGCGTAGATTAGCCATTTAATACTCCAGTTCAGGGTCATTTTTTAGGTCATGTTTTTTGCAGAATTGCTGCCACTCTCTTTCCAGCCTCTTACCTGTAAATTTCACTCTGCATTTTGAGTAAGTGCTAATGGCATTAAATGGTGCTGAGCCTTCAGGAAATCGAGAGCGGAATACTTCTGCCACAGGTACTAAAACCAAATACAAATAATCAGAGCTACTAAACGAATCACTCATCGTCTTCTTCCTCGTACATTGAGCTATTCGGATCGCTCATCAGTTCTGCGCAGCAATCGGAGCACACGTGAACTTCCAGCACATGCAGCTTCTGACCGCAGTTAGCGCACGTTAAAGCTCGCTCGACGCTTTCTTGTTCGTAACTTCGATTTGGGTCAATCACCTTGTATTCCTCGCACGATGTCTTAGCCACCGGATATCCCACAGGTGAGCCGTGTAGTTGAAGGTTTTTACGTCAGATTCTTTTGGGATTGGCTTGCGTTTATTTCTGGAGCGTTTCGTTGGAAGGTATTTGCA